ATGCCATAACCGCTTGTGACACTCATGCAAAGTTTGTGGCTCTGTATGATGTGCCTGTTGACGGCAGTGGGAATTCAACAGGCAATGCGCCGATCAATGATTGGCCTGATGAAATCTGATGCCTTTAACTAAGCTTGCTTTTCGACCAGGGATCCAGAAAGAGATCACTTCCTATTCTAACGAGGGAGGCTGGAACGATTGCGACAAGGTTAGGTTTCGTGCAGGGTATGCAGAAAAAATAGGTGGCTGGCAAAAGTTTGCATCAAACTCGTACCTTGGCACAGCCAGAGCGTTACACCCATTTGTTGCGCTGGACAAAAGCCGTTATGTGGGTGTTGGCACAAATAAAAAATACTACCTGCATTTAGGTGGAGACTTCATTGACATCACTCCTATCCGTTTAACAACAGCAGCGGGGGACGCGACTTTTGCTGCCAGTGACGGATCGTCAACAATTACGGTCACAGAAACTGGTCACCAAGCTGTAGCGGGTGATTTCGTAACCTTTAGTGGTGCGGCAACGCTTGGCGGTCTAATTACAGCAGATGTTCTTAACCAAGAGTATGAAATACAAAGCATCGTTAATGTCAACTCTTACACAATTATTGCTAGAACAGCAGGAACCACAATTCAAGGTTTGACTGACGATGGGGTGATTAATAGAACACCTGTCACAGCCAACGCCTCTGACACAGGTAACGGTGGTAGTTCTGTTATTGCCATATATCAAATTAATACAGGTCTTGATACCAGTGTGCAGGGCAACGGCTGGGGTGCAGGAACCTGGGGCCGTAACGGTTGGAACCAAGACGCTGACGTGGTTGGCTCTAACCAAGCATTTTCTATTCTTCGTATCTGGACGCACGATAATTTTGGTGAAGACCTTCTTATGAATGTGCGTGACGGCGACATTTATTATTGGGATGCCAGTGTAGGAACGAGCACCCGTGCAGTGAAATTGTCTTTACGCAGTGACGCTGACGTAGGCACACCTACGGTTGCTAAAAAAGTTATGGTTTCTGACGTAGACCGTCACGTCATCTGCTTTGGTTGTGATCCTATTACTGAAATAGGTACACAAGACCCACTGTTAATTCGTTTCAGTAGTCAAGAAGACCCGACAACATGGATACCATCAGCAACCAACACCGCTGGTGATCTACGCATAGGCTCTGGATCAGAGATTGTGGCTGCTGTAGAAACCAGACAGCAGATACTGGTTATTACCGATGTGTCTGTGCATAGCATGCAGTTCCTTGGCCCACCGTTCACTTTTGGTATTCAGATGATTTCTGAAAACACCACGATTCGGGGGCCTCAAGCCGCGATTGCTGTAGACGACACAGTGTTTTGGATGGGGTTACAAGAATTTTACGTGTACGCTGGTTCTGTCAGGAAACTCGCTTGTTCTGTTAAAGATCATGTTTTTAGTGACTTTAATTCAGAACAATCAGAGAAGGTTGTTGCAGGAATTAATTCAAGTTTTGGTGAAGTATGGTGGTTCTACCCATCAGCAAATTCTAGTGAAAACGATAAATACGTTATCTATAACTATGAGCAGCAGATTTGGTACATAGGTAGTTTAGCTCGAACAGCTTGGCTGGATCGCGGAGTTAACGACTTCCCAATAGCAGCAAATGTAGACAAATATTTATACAATCACGAGATTGGTTTTGACGATGGCAGCACCAACGGCCCAATTAGCGCACACATTGAGTCAAGTCAGATGGATATACAAGACGGCGATGAGTTCTTGTTTATACGGCGTGTGTTGCCTGATATCACATTTAGGGATTCTACTGGTTCTGGTGGTTCAAACCCGTCAGCTAACTTTATTTTGAAGGCCCGTAACTTCCCAGGAGCCGACTACAGTTCTTCTGAAACAAGCAGTAACAGTATTACCCAGACATCAACCAGCCCCATAGAGCAATTTACAGATCAGGTGCATGTGAGAATACGTGGACGGTCGTTTGCTCTACGGGTTGAAAGCACAGCAGAAGGAGTGGGTTGGCGGTTAGGTAGTCCGCGTGTTGACATTCGACCGGACGGAAAGCGATGACCCGTAAAGTTGTCAGGCCGTTCTTTCCTGTTCCACCAGATACGTATGACCGTGGTTACTTTACAGAGATTATTAGGTCGTTTTCTGTGTTCTTACAACAGGTGCAGAACCCTGGTGATGCACGACACACAGACATAACAATAACTGATTTGCAAAATAATGACCAAGGGTTAGAAGCTGGGGCTTTGTTTAATGCAGATGGCTTTGTTAAGATATCACAAATTCATAATCCGCACGTTGCAGGTACTTCCGCAACTGGCGCAGTTGGTACAGTTAGTGTCACTACATAGGAGCGGATGTTGAGTCTCAAAAGTCTTTTACCAATAATCGGAGGAGTAGCGGGTTTCTTTGGTGGACCGGCTGCTAGTGCTGCTGTAAACGCGGCTCTTGGTTCTGGTATCGGCACACTACTTGCGGGTGGTGATGTCAAAGATGCAATCAAAAACGCAGCCATGTCTGGTCTAGCAGGATCAGGTGCCACAGCCGCAGGGATTGGACCACAAGCGCAGTCAACTTTAGCTGCGGAAACTGTTGCAAAAGCCGGTGCAACAAAAGCCGCAGCCGACACCGCCGCTACTGAACTAGCCAAAAAAGCCGCAGAAAAAGGCGTTGGTTCCAAACTTCTTGAATTTATAACATCTCCTACAGGTTTGGTAGCTGGAAGCGGACTAGCTGCTTTATTAGCCGATGAGGACCTAGAAGGAGACGAAGAGCTAACAGAGTTACAAAAAAGACAGTTAGCCACAGGTGAGAGAAATCCTGATTATATCGGCCAGAACATCGTTCTTGAATATGATTATCCTATAACAGCGGCTGAAGGTGGCTATATTCAAGGACCTGGAACAGGGCGAAGTGATAGTATTGACGCAGGTATCTATCAAGACGGACAGAAGGTACAGGAAGCAAGGCTTTCTGACGGTGAGTTTGTGATGACAGAACGTGCTGTGCGTGGTATGGGTAACGGTGATAGAGAAAAAGGTGCCGCCCGTATGTATGAAATAATGAAACAATACGAAAAGGTTGCGTGATGGCAGAAACAGTTCGTACCGAACAAACAACAATATTACCTGAGTATCAGGAGGGGTTTCTAAAGGATTTACTTGCTTCAGCTAAAGCTCGAGCGAGTGATCCAACGATCATACCTGATAGAGAAGTTGCTGACCTGACTCCCGGTCAACTGGCTGCAATTGAACAAGGGTACGCAGGTATTGGCTCTTTCTTACCAATGCTAAAAGCGGGTGAAGAAACTCTAGGTGCAGGGGCACAGGGCATTGTTCAAGGTATTGAAACAGCATTAAGCGGAGCACCTCTGCTACAGGAGAGCGTCGCTGCCTACGATCCAACATCCTACAAAGCATTTATGGATCCCTACACTGAAGATGTAATCCGACAGGCAGAGCGGGACATTCAGCGTCAAGGAGATATTCAGCGTCAAGGTATTGGTTCACAAGCAAGCAAAGGTGGTGCCTTCGGTGGCTCTCGATTCGCGGTTGCAGAAATGGAACTGAACCGTAATCTGGGTGATCAGATGGCTAGAACTGGCGCACAACTCCGTTCAGCAGGATTTCAGCAAGCACAGCAACAAGCACAGAGCGCATTTCAAAATCAAATGGCTAGGCAACAGTCTGCCGCACAGTTGTTCGGGCAACTTGGACAAGGGATCGGGACACTTGGTTCTGCACTAGGTAAAGCAGGATTAGCTCAAGCAGCATTGGGTGAGTCTGCTCAACGAGCTCAACAGGCAGATATTAATACGCTGTTAAGCTTGGGCGGTATTGAGCAACAACAAGCACAAGCACAAATTGACGCTCAACGAGCCACAGATCTTGAAAGACAGATGGAGCCGTATCAGAGAATAAGCTTTTTGTCTGATATCTTCCGTGGTGTGCCGTCCACACAAACTACATTAACCGCAGAAACGGCACCGTCTCCATCTACATTTGAACGAGTTCTAGGAGGTGGACTAGGTTTAGCGGGTTTAGGACAATCACTTAATATTACTGATTTATTAGGTCTTGGAGGCTGACTATGAGCAACGTATATAACAGACGATTGTTTAAGCCTCGTCCTGCCAGAGCAAAACTAAATCAGATGGGCGGGATCATGTCATCCAGTGTACCTTTGATGCAGTCCGTGCAGAAATTCCAAACGGGTGGTGGGGTACAGGTTCCTTTTTCACAATCTCCTTTGGGGAAACTATTTAGTAAACAAACAAGAGATGCCAGAGCATTAGAACGGGCGAAAAAATCTGTTGGTATACAAAATTATTTAAGATCCTTACGTTTTGATCCACTTGCAGATATGGATGAGGTTCCTGTTGCTGAAGATATTCCAAGATCTCTTTTACCATCTACACCAGAGGCAAGTAGAGCTATATCAGATATGCCCGATAGACCATTTCTTTCTCGTCAGGCTGCTTTTGGGGATGATGCGAGTATTGATCCAAATCAAATAGGTATAGCTGCTTTAAAACAAACGGCTCCTGAAGAGTCCCCAGGAACTGTGCAAAGACCGTTTCGTGAACGTGAAAGGTTCATAAACACAACTAGAGAAGCGATTGAAAAAGCAAAAGCTTTTGAGAGAGGGGAAATAGACTTTGATCAAACTATTCCTAGTTTCTTTGAAGACAAAAAACCAGCCATGCAAGCAGAAGCAGATCGTCAAGCAGTTGAACAACGCTTGAGAGAAAAAGGGTTAAAGACCGATGGTATCCGTTTTGAAAAAACTACCCCAGAGCGTATAGAGCAAGCAATAGCAATTACAGAAGGTAGAGAAATACCTAGAAAACCATCAAAGAAAACAAAAGATGATGTTCGTCAAACAGCAACAAACAATACTCCTACACAACTAGAAGTAGAGTTAGGGGAGGGCAAAGCAGACACTAATAAAATAGTCAGTGAGCTCCAAAGCTTAACCAGTGAAACAGATAAAAACGATGTTATTTTGGAAGCCGCAGATAAAAAAGATGTGGAAGAAAAATTAACATTAAAGCAACGTGTGGCTAAAAATAAAGAACTTGCAAAAGAACTAGGACTGTTTGAAGACGCAGAAGCTGACCGAAAAATTGATAGTTTTAATCTTGCTTTTATGGGTTTTGCCATAGCAACAGATGGGCTTGAGAAAGGTCTTGCTAAAGGCACAGAAAGAATGAGGGATACGGCTGAATCTAGAAAGAAAAGAAAAGATTTAATAGATAAATTTGCTTTAGAAACAGCTTTTGCAGACGAACGCTCTGAAAAACAATTTGAAAGAGACATGCAAAAATACGACAAAGGTTTGCAGTATGATTGGCTAAAAACCACAAAACTGTCTGGCGACAAACGAGACATTGCCGCAGCTAATATTGCTGCAGCGAGAGCAAATCTAATGACTAAACTAGCTGTCGATATAAAAGAGGGTGCAAAAGACAGAAATGCCATTTTAAGAAGATCGTTATACAACAATTTTGACGATGCCATGTCTGCCGCATTTCTTCTTGCAGAGTCGGAGGGGTTAGATACAACCAGTAATGAAGTGTTGCAGAACAGTATTCTTCCTAATGCCCTAAGGATATCTCAACAACTTGGATCATCGAAAAAGCCAGGTGAAGTAGGAAGTGTAGAACGTATTAGGCAAGAAGGTTTTGCATCACTTGACAAGCAACTAGACAAAATGGGTCTTCCTTTTGCTCTTAGAGATGAAACTGGCAAATATACTCCAGAGGCTGTTGCTGCTGTTGACGATTACGTTGCGCGAGTATTAGGAAAAGTTCAAGATAGCCCTGCTCCTAAAAAAACAGTACTTGATTTAGAAGAGAAAGATGATTGATATCAGGCTTCCTGATGGTCGTATTGTTGGTGTAAACACAGACGATCCAGAGAAAGCCCGTGCTAGAGCCAGACGGTATCTAGAAGAAAACCCTGTAGAAAAAGAAGAAGAAGTAGGAACCTTTGAAGATATTGCCAAGGGTGCTCTTTCTGGTATTACCCGAATACCTCAAGGTGTCGTAGAGTTAGGTGCATCTGGTATTGATGCCGCATTTAACACGAACACCTCTCGCGAAGTTACTGAATCCTTTGAAGAACTTAGGGATACTCTAGGTATAGAACCCGAAGGCACGGCAGGTAAAGTTACCGAAAGCATTGTTAACTTTGCGGGTGCCGCGATTCCTGTTATTGGTTGGCTTTCCAGAGCAAGTCGTGTAGCTCAAGGAGGCAAAGTTCTTGAATCAAAAAGTCGGTTGGGACGTGCCGCTGAAAGACTAGGCGAAAGCAAAACTGGTAAAACTTTGTTGGGTAGCCGACCAAGACAGGCAGCAACAACAAGCGTTGCAGCAGGTGCCGCAGACTTTTTTGTAGCCACTGATGGGCAAGCCACCATTTCTGATGGCTTTGATGCTCTGCCAGAGGATTTAAAGACAGAAGAAGATGTTGGGTTGTTTGGCAGGGACGAGGCCGCTCGACGTTTACGAAATAAACTACGTGTTGGTGTAGAAGGAACAGCACTTGCAGGAGCTTTTGAAACAATTTTTCCTGTTGTTGGCGGCACGGTGCGCGGTCTTTCACAAACACCTGGTGTAAACACCTTAGCTAATGTAGTTAACAGAGGCTTTGAGAAACTTGGTGATAAATTTAACGAAAGTAAAAACTTAAAAAAATGGTTTACTTCAGCCGGTCTTGTGCCAAAGGACATCTATGAAGATGTCACAACGACAGAAGCCTTTATCGATGAGCTAACAGACATTGCTGCTAAAAACTTTACGACCTTTGATAAAGAACTGAAGAAAGTTGTTAAAGGTCAAGGGCTTTTTGGTAGAGGAAAACAAGGAATAAATAAAGCTTATGACGACTTGTTTCGTTTTTTAGAGGGAGAAGAACAGGCTTTAGATGAGTATGGAAAAGAGGTCGTATCTTCTGGTCAAGTGATGAGAGATCAGATAGATGGACTGAGTGATCTAATTGCTAAACAAATAGACGAGTTACCAGATCAGTTAGTTAACGCTAAAGGAAAACAGAAAATATTAGCAGAGTTCGCAAAAAATCGAGGGTCGTATGTCCGACGCATTTATGAAGGGGCGTTAGATCCAAAAAAGGTAGTGGACGGATCGATACGAGAAACAACAGAGTACAAACAAGCTGTTGAAGAAGTGCTTACTGCTATGAAATCTCCTACCAAAAAAACAGGCAAGAAGAAATCAAGAACTGATGAAGAACTTAGAGCAGAGGCTCAGTTATTCGTTGATCGTCAGCTTACGGGAGACATGGTCAACCTTGATCTTGATCCGTTGCAAGCTCTTAGGAATCAAAAAGAAAGTTTTGACGCAGGGGCAAGACAGTTACAAGAAGGACCTAGAAGAAAACTGTACAATATTTCTGAGGGTCTTTTAAAAGATAGAATAAAGCTTCTTGATGAGTCCCCCACGTTAAGAACCATGCTAAAACAGGTCACAGACCCTAAAGAAATTTATCTACGAACTGTGGGCGATCTGAGCAACTTCTTTGCTGGTAATAACTTATATACCAACATCGCTAATAACTTTCGTGAAAACATCGACAGTGCTCTGACAAAGATAAACGCGGGAGGCAGACCACTTGTAGTCAGTGGATTTAACCTATCTCCCGCACAAGCAAAACAATTAAAGGATCAAGGCTACGAAAAACTTGGTAAGTTCAACTCAAAATCTGCTTTTGGTGGTGCCTACGGTACTCTTACAGGCAGCTATGTTGCTCCTGAAGTTTACAATGGACTGACAGTACCCATTCGAGCACAGAACGGATTGCAAGAAGCCTTGGCTGTTTCTTTGCAAGCTAAGGGTCTTTCACAAATGGCTAAAACCGTTCTTAACCCACTGGCTCAAGTGCGTAACTTTTTATCAGGATCGTTCTTTCTTGGTGCCAACGCCAACGTCGTTAGAAACATGGAACTCAACGACTCATGGCGGCTGACTTGGGGTAAGGCGGCTGATTTAGCAGATGATGATTTTAAAGAATTTTATAATTTAACCGGTAGGTTAGGAATCAGAGACCAAAACATACAGGTCAATGAGTTTAGACAGTTACTGCAAGAAGGAAAAACCTTAGAGTTTTCAGGCAAAGCAGCCGCAGGTCTTCAGTCCATCCTTGATAAAACTCCAGGAGTACGAGCCTTACAAAAGGTTTACTCAGGAACAGATACGTTCTGGAAAGTTGCTGGACTGCTGGGAGAGAGAGCCAAATATACTGCCGCGTTTAAAAAATCAGGGTTGAACGTAGACGAGTTAGACACTGAGGTGATCGATGGTCTGATTGCTGCTGGAATTGCGCCTAGAAAAGCGGGTCTTTCTGGGGTCTTAGATGACGCTTCTTTCTTAGATTTATTCGCATCAGATATTGTTAAGAAGACAATGCCTGTTTACTCTCGTGTGCCTGAATCAATTAAAGCAATACGAAGAGTGCCCTTCATAGGAAACTTTATCGCTTTCCCGGCTGAGATCATCCGTAACACCTCAAACATATTTAACCAAGGTGTTAAAGAGTTATCGTTTAGGGCAACGTCCGAAATAGTAGAAAAGATAGGTCCAAAAAATGCTCGTCAACTAGAAAAAGAAATCAGAGCAATTGGTGCAGGAAGACTGACCGCTTATGTGAGTTCTGCTTACGCTATTCCACTAGCCGCACAAAAATCTGCTATGCGTCTCACAGACACATCAGAAGAAGAGATGAATGCCTTACAAAAAGTGGTTCCAGAGTACATGAGAGGTCATGTATTGATACCGTTAGAGAAGTCTAAAGACGGTAAAATGCAATACATTGATTTTAGTTACATGAACCCGTATGACTTTGCTCTAGCTCCAGCAAGACAAGCTCTCCGCGTGTATGGAGAGAAAGGAGCAGTTAGTGAGAACGAGGTCGCTAACCTATCGGCTGGTTTGTTCCAAGGTATAAAAACATTTTTTGAACCGTTTGCAGGAGAGTCTTTAATAGCAGAAAGACTGCAAGATGTTTTACCGCAGAGCTACTTTGGACGTGGTGGAAAAACAGGGTTTGGAGCCGAAATATATGGTATATCAGAAAACTCTGGAGAGAAGTTGAGAAAAAGTTTTAATCATATTCTTGGCGGTTTCAACCCCGGTTTGGTCGAACAGTTTGTGTTGGAAAGAGGGGGTGAGTTTGTTCCAGGTAGAGTGACCAGAGCACTGGCTAACATACCCGGTAGACAAGGACAAGAGAGCACTGGAAAAGAAGAACTTTTAACTGCGTTTACTGGCTTCAGAAGAATGGATGTAGACCTTCCAAACACCTTGTTCTACCGAGGATATGAATATACTGGTTTACGATCCGATGCCGTGGGTAATTTTAGCTCTATCGCTAAACGAAATGATTCTACGGAAGAAGAGATTGTAAACGCTTACAGAAGAACAAACGAAGATTTGTTTCGAGCACAAGCACAATTAAAACAGGTTGTTGATGCCGCCAGAGAGCTAGGCATGAGTGACCAAAAAATACGGTTCGCTCTTAAAAAACAAACAGGCATGGGTAACAGAGAACTTAACGCTGTGATGAGAGGAAAATTTGAACCGTTCCGTGTCGGTGGAAAAGTTAGACAGGATATAGCCAGAGAAGCTAACTACTTAAAACAGCCCCGTATCGTTACTCGACTACCAAACGCTGAACTACTTGATATCCGTCAAGAGCTTCGTGGTAGAGATTTAACGGTTCAAGAACCAGAAGAAACACCAGAAAACCTGTTTGTTCCTGAAACTACAATACAGCCACAAGCACCTACACAGCCTGTTGCACCTACACAACCACAAGCAATGGCCCCGGTTCAAGCACCAGTAGCCGCACCAACACAAGCCGTGGCAGCCGCACCAAGAACCTCACCCACCTTAGTTCCTAATTTGCGGACACAACAGTTAGCACAAGACTTGGAGAGAAGACGTGGATAGACAAAGACTTTTTGCACAACTTCGGCTACATGAGGGGGTCGAGAGAAAACCATACCAATGTTCAGCCGGATATTTAACCATAGGCGTGGGTAGGAACATCGAGGAACGGGGACTGTCCGACGATGAGATTGATTATATTCTCAACAACGATGTCAACATTGCCACCGACGAACTGGTCAGAACCTTTGATTGGTATGCTGACCTTGATGAAGTG